CACAATTTAAATATTAAAGACATGAGTTTAGAAGAACAATTACATATTGCTATGAAACACAGAGCAATATTAGCTGCTGCTGTTGTTGGTACAATGGAATCACCATTTGTATCAGAAGACATTCTTAGAATTAAGATGGCTATGATGAAATTAATTATGCGTATGTGTAACGATGGTGATGTGTTTAGTGATGACATTGAGCTTAGAATCCTTAAGTCTATGCATACACATTGTGCTGAGCAAATAGAGATTAATGAGTTATTAGAGGGTATCAATGAATAGATTAGATTATATATTCCCTATGCTAGTGGGAGTGCTAGCATTTGCTAACTTTTTATGGATGCTAACATTACAATACTATGACTTTGCTGTCGTATCTATTGTAGTGGCAGGAGCTTGTATAATACTTGCAAAAATGGAGCAAGAAAGAATGAATACGCCTAAATAGTTATATAAATTATTCACACATTCTAAATCATCAATAAGATGGCAACACTAGACTTTACTTTGCGTCAATACTATGATTGGTGCAAAGACTATCCATTAGTCACACATGACTTTGCTTATGTCAATAACTATGTGGTAGTTCAGATCAAACTTAGCATACTTGAAGAATTATATTCAAGTGGCTATATTAGCATGAGATAGGTTAAAAGGTGAATGTGGAGAGCTCTTGGACTTTGTCCTTGAGCTCTTTTATTAAATAGTATAACTATGCATGTAGAAAAACCAATAAAAATAGAAGGACATAAGATAGATAGGTGTAAATGTATTCAAGATTGTAATGTATACAACTCTGATACATACTATCGTAAGAACAGCACGTACATCTGTGAATATCATCCACGTGGTGTTCATGGTATATATTATAAAGTGTTTATCAATGACTTGGTATCATATAATATCAATAAAACCATATTCAATAAACATTTTGTAATACAAAAGGTGAAGAAAAAGAAAAAATCATTAAATTTGAAGCGATGAAATATACAAGAGTACAACTAATATTTTCTGAGTACTATCCTGAACAATTAGAGAAGGGTATGTATTTCGTAACCATGGATGGACTTGTTCAAGAGCGTCCATATGTACATATATATCAGCTTGATAAAATACCAAGAAATCAAGATGAGTATATTGCAAAGAATCGTCCTCCTGTTGAGCCTTATTTAATGATGAGTGTCAGCAGCAATCCTGATGTAGCACCAATAGTTGTAGCACGTCCAGATCAAATAAAGTTATCTGTAGAAGAAATGAATTTCTGTTCTGCTAGAGGCTATGTTGAGATATTGACATATGATGATGGAGAACCAGTGCTTGAGAAGAATGGTGATGTGGTCTTTTACATCGATCAAGAGTTTGATGACTTTGATGACGATGATGATTGGGAATACGATACATTCAATAACGAAGAAATGATTTAGTATGGAAATAATGAGTTTGTTTTCAATGCCTGCACTCAGAGTGAGGATTGAAGAATATTTCAAAGATGAAATATGGTATATTAAGAAAGGTAGTGATATTAATAGTGCAGAATGCAGTGCTCTTGTTAATTATATAGAGAAGCAAGCAGAAATGTACATGCGTAATGTTATTGGTTTACTACCTGAGTATGAGTATGAAGTTGCTAAGATTGGTGTTGTTACATCATGGGAAGAATGTAATGATCATTTTATATGGAACATGCCTGATGGTAATGTCGTTGCACAAGGTGTGATGTCATTAGAAGTTCCAAATAATTTATGTAAATTACGCACATATTGTTTCTCAGGGATGCGTGAGGACATAGAAGAACTTAAAACTAGCCAGACAGTGTGGTATCGTACTTCTGAAGTGATACCAATGGCAGAGAATGAGTTAATTATAGTGCCAGGTGCTTATAATCCTGATATTGAAGGATTGAATGAGCCTGGAATGTTTGTAGTATTTAATATAAAAACCAAATAAAGATGATTAAAACTAGAGTAGGTAAACTTGTAAAGGTTAAGAACCAGGACAAGAAGAAGGCAGCTAATAATACATACCAAGCTGTAATCTTGAATAGTAATGGACAGTACAATCCATATCTGTTTACAGATGTAGAGATCACTGTAGCATACGAGAGAGCTCGTAAGAATATCGAGGACCAAGTAGAACGTAGTTTAATATCAAAATTGTTGGACTAATGACTAATGAAGAGAAAGCAGAGATGTTGTCATGGATGGTGACAGCATTTATAATCTTGCTTGGCTTTTTGATGTTTGTAGGATTGATGATAATGATTGAGATTAAGCAAGAGGGTGTTGTGAACAATAAACGATTTGTACGACAAGAGTACAAATACAAACCATTTAGTATGGTGGTGAGTGAAGACATCTATGTTCCAGAGAAATTAACAGGTAAGTACACAAAGAATGGTATATTGATACTACCTAAATCAGAAAGAGGATGGTAAAGGATAGAATAACAGCAGCACTATTGACAGTTATAATCTTATACTTTTGTATAAGAGCTGTAACTTTTTTGTATGGCATAGTTTTAGTTGTTAGTCATCCTTTACCAATTACTACTGATACTACTTATCGTAATTATCCAGAATTGGACAGAAGAAACTTAAAATCTCAATTAAAATATCATGAAAACAATCAAATTAAAGCTAGCAGTAGAAAATCAAACTAATCCTGTATTAGTTGATGATGCAAACAACATAGTTGTAGCCACTTCTCGTATGGCGTGGGTAGTACCAAAAGATGGTAAGATCATTAGTGCACCTCCTGCTCTTTTGGCACAGTACATGGGTCATATGGTGGACGTACAAGTAGATGCTGCAGGTAAACCTGTAATGTTAAATGATAAAGCAATTATTATTCTATGAGCACAACAACAGGCACGACTCATGCTGAGTTCTATCATCCAACACAAGATGATGTATGGTGTAGTATAGAAATCAAGTGGTCTCATTATACATCACCTTCTACATTAGAAGAACCAGGTGATGATGATGTTTACATCAAAGGCATGAAGGTCATCACATATTGTGGTGAGTATGTTAATAACATGGAGGTACCTGAATGGGTAACTTCAGAAGATATTTACGAAGCAATAGATTCAGACGACTGTTTTGATGGAGACTATAACTAAAACACATCCAGTATTTTATGTTTTAACCTTTGCTGTCACCATTGTAGGTATGGCAGTATTAAATAAGACTATTATGAAAAACGAATTGAATATTACAATCACAGAATGGGGACTTAGTATTGATAACTCATTGAATGAAGAGTATGCACGTAAGAAACAAGAATACTTACGCAAGTATAAACTTAAAGAGATCAAGACTAATAGAACCAGGACAGCTTTAGAGCAATGGAACTAATAGATTTTATTCACAGAAAGAATCTCCTCACTAAACAAGAATGTGAGGAGATTATTGAGATACTTGAAGCAAATGATAAATATTTGTTTGATGGGTATGTTGGTGGAGGATTAGTTCCTGAAATAAAAGAGTCTTCAGACTTTAATATATCTGATGAAAACGCTAGTACAGTTACAAGACTTTATGGAGATAGACTTAATGATGTTGTAGATAAGATGATTGATGAGATGTATAGATATATGGATAAGTTTCCTATATTCTTGAACACAACAGTCGATATTGATTCTTATAACATTCAAAGATATCTTCCAGGTCAAGGTTTTAAACATTGGCACTATGAGTCAACAAATAAATCAATTAGATTATTTGTGTGGATGGTATATCTAAATGATGTCGAAGATGGTGGTACAGAGTTTATGTTTCAAAAACATATAGAACCAGCAGAACAAGGTAAGTTATTATTCTTCCCTGCTGATTGGACTCATACACATCGTGGACAGATTAGTTATACTAAAACTAAATACATTATAACAGGATGGATATCCTTAAATACACAACCATGACACGTATTTATAACTACATGTTCCACTACAATCCTTATGAAGAATTGTGGTATGCTATTCCAAGAGATAAGTATGTAGCTTATTGGAGTGGTGAAAGAGAAGATGGTATTTTGTTTGCACTGTCTATAGATAACTTAATCGAAATAATTGACAATGCAGGTACTGATCTATGATATCGAGACAATGCAGGAGTTATTCCTGATACATGTCTATGATCCAAAAGAAGATAAACATTATGATTTCCTGATTAGCCAATGGCATAATAACTTTGATGCATTTGTAAAACTATTGCATGATAAGAAAGATTATTATTGGGTGGGTTATAACAATCTTCGTTTTGATGCTCAAGTGGTAGAGTGGGTGGTGCGTAATTATGATAATTGGCATGAACATAGTGGGCTAGAGATATGTGCTAAGATTGCACAGAAGGCTCAAGATGTTATTGAAGATGCTAATTACGAACAGTTCCCAGAATATCGTGAAGAGGATTTGTCGTTCAAGCAAATAGATCTTTTCAAGGTGAATCACTACGATAATAAAAATCGTATGGTGAGCCTGAAGAGACTAGAGTTTGAGATGGATCTTGAGAACATTGAGGAGATGCCTATACATCATACAAAGCGTAACATGACTCAAGAAGAGATAGATGTTACAATGAACTATTGTGTGAATGATGTAATGGCAACCTATGAGTTCTTCAAGGTTACAACAGGTGATACAGATCATCCACTATACAAAGGCAATAATCAATTGCAGTTAAGACTAGACATACAAGAGGAGTTTGGTATTAACTGTATTAATTATTCTGATAGTAAGATTGGTGATGAGATGATTAAGAAGTATTATTGTGAAGAGAAGAAAATCATGATGAGTGATTTACCTCGCACAGGATTCTTTAGAAAGAAAATCACTGTATCACAATGTAGACCTGATTATTTAGAGTTTCAAACTAGTCAGCTCATCGAGTTTAAAAAATACATAGACACACTTGTATTAGGACTTAATGATGACTTTAAAGAAAGTATAGAATTTTATGGCAACACTTATACGTTTGCTAAAGGTGGCTTACACACAGAAAACAAACCAGAGATATTCGAAGCTGATGATGAATATGAAATCATTGATTGGGACGTTTCTAGTTATTATCCTGCTATTATTATCAATAATCGTAGGTATCCTCAACATCTTGGTAAACAGTTTCTTAGTGGTTATAAACGTATGTTTGAAAGGCGTCTGGAGCTTAAACCACAGGCTAAGAAAGATAAACGCATTGCAGGGATTGTTGGGGCTCTTAAGCTTGCTGTCAATTCTGTATATGGTAAATCTTCTGATATGCAGTCGTGGATCTATGATCGACAACTCACTATGTTTACTACTATTACTGGAGAGCTTAGCTTG